CAGATTTTGAGCAATTTGAATTAAATGGTGGTGGTGTTGATTTAACTGTTATTGGTCCAGCGAAAGATAAGAGTGAATGGCTAATTAACAAGGAAGATGATTTACGTCCTGAGAGAGCTGAGTTTATTTATCAAGCCTTTACTCGTGATTATCCTACTATTAAGGTAAATAATGTTGATAAAGTTTATGCATTATGTAGTAGATCTAAGTTATTAGTTGATTGGCTTGCTATTGAAAATGCTAAATTTAGTTTGGCTGTTAAAGTTCCAACTTATATTCAGGATAGTATTTCACCTGAAACATATAAAACTGTTGAAGAACAAATGACTAAATTAAATAAAGTACAAAGTGAAAAGACAACAGTTATTAATGCTGCCGTAGCTAGATTTAAAGCTGAAATGAAAGCTATTGAGGATAATTCTGTGTACAAAGTTCCACCTACAGTACATCCAGTAACAAAAATTATGTTATTAAATTCATCAGATTTGCCTATTAGTATTTCTTTAGCAATTGAAAATTATACATATGAAGGAACAGATGATTATCCTGATCAAAAAGCGTATGCTCGTGAGATGTTAATTCGTTATAAGTCTTCTTTGGTTGAGTTATGGAAGCAAGATATGAAAATTGATATTGATAATGTTATTAGAAGTAATAGAGTAAAGTAACCAACTTCAATATCAAGAGAGCTAGGGATCTTTATTATTACTTTAACAAAAAGGATAAATATAATGATAGATTCAATTGGTCTCCTCCAACACCACCTTTTACAAGCGTTTTTAAAGAAAACAAGGATAACACTAAACAAAAAACAAAACTAAGAAAGAAAGGTGCGAAAGAAATTAAAAGATTTCTAAAAGAAATAAATAGGATGGAACACTTTAGGAAATTCAAAAGAGTCAAAATTAATCTTAAAAGAAAGATTAAAAATATTTCTTTTACTAAATTACAAAGAATTAACTCTCAAGTCTTACGTGTATCAAAAAGACTGAATTTATCTAAATGGAAGAAAGAGATGTGTATTTCTAAATTTTCTAGAATTAGTGGTTTTACACCTGATTATATTGGTACTAAACCTAGTAAGAAGGTATATATATCTAAACCTATTTCTAAGACTATTGTTTCAACTATATCTAGTTTTGATAATAATAATACTCATAAATCTATTAGAGATAGTATTAATAAAAGTCTAAATAACCCACGTGAGGTATTTAGTGGTGGTTATGACACAAATGTTAATCACTTAAAAAATTTTTTTAGGGATGATTCTCCCCCTATTGATATTAGTGTTGAAAGATTACTTACTATTTGTAAGAATTGTCCATGGTTTGTTAGTCCACATATTGATTATAATGATTCATCTGAAATGGATTGGTTAGTTAATTTTAATCCTAAATCTAATCCTGGTCATTATACTTCAAAAATTTTTCAAACATCATATAAAGCACATACTATCGGATATGCTTTAAAACAAGCTAAAGAGACTTTTAATATGGCTAGGAAAATAGCAATGAAAAATTTTTCACTTTGGGATGTTTTTGCTCGTGAGAAAGATATTAAAGTAAATGCTAGTAGTGATCCTACTACTCGTGTAGTATGGAATCCTGAGCATTATTTCACAGTATGTAATAGTTGGGTATATCAAAAGTGGATGACTGCCATTGATATACACTGTGAAACTTCAGGTAGTATTAATTATATGATTGAAAAAGAATATGATGGGAAGAAAGGTTGGAAATTATTTGATAAGATACTTTCATATGATTTAATGATTGATGCCGATTGGTCACTATTTGATTCAACACAGTATGAAAATTTTTTAACTGCTG